TAAAAGTAAAGAGGGGCCATTACAGCCCCTTCTTTTTTAGTTGATCTATGAAACGTTCTAGCATAGATATTAAGTCTTTACGCAACTCCTCTGGATCAGTTTCTTTCTTTCGTAGATCAAGAAACTTCTTTGCCTCCTCCTCTAAGTTTGCCTTAGACATTTTTACGGTAGCATAGACTTAAAGTACTCTACTACGTGCTCTGATATCATCTGCTTTCCAGTTTCATAAGTGGGTTCAACTACATTTTCGATAACACCTACACCTATTATAAATGCAAAAACTTCTATCATAGACTTACTCCTTTATGTTATGTCTACTACTTCACACACATCACCAGAGCAAGCCATAGTTTGCATTGCTAGAGTGTTGTCTTCTTGTTCATACTCAGAAAGCTTAGACCAATCTATCTTCTCTGGCATGAGGGATTTTAATGTTTCGTAATCATGCTTACCACAGTCTTGATACGGAGCTTGCTGATAAGTATGATCTGAGTGAGGTAAGAAAGATACACCTGACATTTCATCAAAGTGCTTATACACAAATGCACCTACCTCCATCCACTCTTCATCTCTGACTGTGATAGTTACGCTAGGCTTGTGCTCACACCAGTGACGTTGATATGTAAGCCACATGTCTAGTTGCTCTATGGCAGTCATGTCGTTACGTGTTATCGCACCTTGGGGTGCTTTTACAGGGAAGCTGAATACCGTTGTAGAATCTGGCTTGTTTATCTCTGGCTCGTTAGGTATACCTTGATCCTTCATAAACTTGGTGAGGGGGTCTTTGTTATCACCACGTACAGTACGGATATAATATGGAGAGTGACGAGCATGTATGCCACTTGCGGAGTCAACCAACTGTGATACCGTACCGCTTGGTTTGACGCAGCTAATTGCAACAGAGGGCGGTATGTTAAGACGACTAGCAAGTTCATCGTTAGTAGAAATGGCGACATTCTTTAGGTGCTCCAGTGTTTTTTCTAAGCCTTTATTCTTAGGTGTCATTAAACGATTGTCCATTATGCCTGTCAGTGACACGCCAAGCAATCGCTCCTCCTCTGTATTGTTTTGCCACACCTTACGCAGGTAGGGAAACTTAGTGTAGGAGGATTGTATTGTTCCCAATATTGTTGCAACACGTACCTTTCGCTCAAGACTTTCAATATCATCTGTAGCCCTGACCACAACTTCCGTAAGATTACAGAACTGATACGGCCTAAGTATGATCTCACTGCAAGGATTAGTGCCAAAGTCATAGTTAGGATCACGCCTATCTGCTTTAGCAGCTTGTTTCTTAGATGCTTCACGATTAAATACTCCCCTTTCTCCTGACTTACTCTCAACTAACGCAAGCCACTCACGCATAAACGTTTCCATGTTAGGTCTTTCAGTGTAGCATACAGAGTTATTAGCTAACGCACGATGTGCTGCTGTATCCCACCACTGCCCTGACTTAGCGTGTCGCATACGATCATCACTTAGGTTAGACAAAGATATCATTGCGCTACGCCTGACACCACCTACAACTACGATCTGCCCTATAAAGCACATAAGATCGTGGCACTCTATACTGGATAGCTTACGCCCTTGTGCGTTCTTGAATGTCTGCACAGCAAAGTTAAACAGTTCTACTAAAGGCGCTGGGCCTGACGCTCTACCGCCAAACGTTTTAAGTCTTGCACCTGCAGGACGAACTTTAGTTACATCCCATTTAGCAATCTCACCAGCCCAAAGGAGTGCCAACAATTGCCTAAACGACTTAGCCCATCCCTCCTTGCTGTCCTTTACAACGATAGTGGTATCGCTCTCGAAGAGAGTAGGGATTTCAGGGAGTTCACTGATGTATTGCCTCTCGACACTAAACCCAACACCAGTACCACAGAGCAAGATAAACATAGCCTCATCGAAGGACTTAGGGTCATCTACGGTTAGATAACTACAGTTGTATCCTGCAGTATTGTCACGATTTAAAGCTGGGCCAGCAGTCATCATGGCTCTCATGGATGGCATGACTTCTAAGTTAAGTATGGCATCACGTATGTTGTTTACGTAGGTGTCATCACCTAGCTTTGGGCGTACTACGTTGTCCATGTATCGCTCTACTGTGTCACTCCAAGACTCACGCCCTTTACCGTCAACGTACTTAGCGTACCGTGACTTATGTATGAAGGACTGATAGTCCGTAGGTAAATAATTATCCATTATCTTTTGTCTCCACTTCCTTTCAAAGCCCCTCTTTTTTGTCTGTCTCTTAGCTTCCTTAAATTTTTATTGGCTACTTCAGATAAGTCTACACTTAGGTCACGGCATAGTGCAGCTATGTACCACATACAGTCACCTATCTCGTCAGCTATAGCATCACGATCAAAGTTACCATCCCTTAGTATCTTCTTTACTTTGTTTGCTACTTCCCCTGCTTCTGCAGCTAAACCCAAAGCTGGGTAGATTACTTTATGTTCATGTTTATATATAGCTGTAGCTGCAGCTAACTCCTGGTACTCGTTAAGCAGATAGTCTGCATCACTGAACCTTCTAAAAACATCAAGGTCTTCTTTAGTGATCATGTCACCATCTCTCCTTCACATTTAAGTTATCTAATTCTACATCATCAATATCGTAGAAAGTATTATGTATTAAGTCATACACATCATCCTCGTGTGCTTCTTCTACAGAGGAGAATATATTGTTGTTCTCTCCTACTTTAAGTACGAATGTCACACTAAACTTTTTCTGTATCATTTGTGGAACTCCATCCAACGTTTTTTCATCCTTAGTAAATACCATATTGCTTTATCTATATCTTCTAAACCGTTCTTGTATTCACAACGCCACATATACTTTAATACGTTAGCTGCTTGAGGTGCTATATATCCTGACATATTTTCTGTCATGGCTTCTATTGCATCTATGCACTCTATGCCAGCTTGGTTGTAGTGTACTGGTTTGTTTACTGGATCAGTATTAGTCATGCGTTACCTTCTGTTTTAGTCCACCTAGTAAGCTTTAAAACTTTACCGTCAGTTCCTTCTACTTCTTCATATAGAGGTTTCTCTTGTTTGTCAAGGCTTACTAAGTAGTCTCTTCTGTCTGCTACTGTTTCATACAAACCTTCATCCTCTTGGATCATCTCTAAGAATGTACCCATTAAAGTAGCCAAGTGAACTAGATAGGACACAGCTTCTACGTCTGTCTTTACCATAGCTCCACAAACCAAGCCTGTCTCTAGCTCACCTGTCCACTCTCCTTTTGCATTAAAACTTGCAGGTCTTAGAAGCACTGCTACTTCATCATCCTGTACTATGTAAGGCATTACGTTTTCCTTTTATTACCTTTAAATGCTATGAACTTCTTTCTTGTTGGTCTTCCTTTTTCTTTTAACCAGGCTTCAGGTATAACACGATGCGCCCAAAGAAACTCGTTCTTGTCACACCAGTTGTAGTACCTTGACTTAGCGCCCTTATAAAGCTTCGCCATAGAGTTACTAAACACAAACCGTATGTCCAGTTCAGGGTGTTGCTTGCGTACCTCCATGTGCTTTCTTCTGTCTTCACTATCAAAGATACCTTTCGTTTCTATTATTATACCGTTGTCCAAAATAAAGTCAGGTGTGTAAGTTCTGTATCGTAGGTCTTCCCACTCTATCTTTAAAACCTCATACCTGACTCTAGTTTGATTATCTTTTAGGAACGCAGCTACTGTTTTTTCTAGCCCACTGCGATACCTTCTGGAGTTATGCTGCCTCTTCTGTGACATCCTCGTTCTCTGTTAAAGACCTCTTTAAACGAGAAGCCAAGGCATCTCCTACTGCTTTGAGGCTACTAAGTTCATATGTTAGCTGACGCTGTATGTTAGAGTTGTACTGCAACTCAGCTACCATATTGTTTTGATCCTCTGTGAAGTCAGAGGTATCGTATTCTTTATCGTCAATAGTTACCATTGTCATGCTGATCGCTCCATAGTTTGACATATTCTACTGTTGGTGGTGTTAGCTTGCCACTATAAACCTTAGATGGTAAGGCTCTAAGTGTAGGCCAACATTTCTTTTTGTGTGAACAGAAGCCACACGTTTTACTTAACTTGTGATTGCCACTTGTTTTGCCACGATACGTTTCTGGAACAGGCTCAAAGCAACGCTCAAAAGGTTTGTCTTTATCTAAATAATCATAGGTATCCTCTATCTTTTTTAACACTTCTGTTTTGTCTGCCTCAGAAGCTGACACGTACTTGAAGTCACCGTTGCCTTTGTTGACTACCCACCAGCCACCTACATCTTTACCTGCAGCAGTAGCGTACCCTACAAGCTGTGACACATAGCCAAACGAGTCATCTTTGTTTAAGGTATGGAAGTCTTCAAACTTATTTTGGAATGACCAAGGTGAAGCAGACTTTACATCATCTACCTTACCGTCAAGCACCATGTCGTACTCACCAGATATCTCTGCTTTGTTTGACAGCTTGAGTGTCACGTTGTCGTTATCTTCAAACTCTGTGCCTGATGATCTGAGTAACCCTTTAAACACAGCCTCTACTATATCACCTATTACCATGTTGATCTTAAATGATGTAGGTAAAGGTTCTGCTTTATCAGGGTTATTCTTATCAAACCATAGCTGACACTTTGGCCTACCTACATTTGACATTCTAACTTTGAACTTTCTTTTCTCAGAGTTAAACTGTTTATGTAGGGCTTCCTTAATATCGTCAGCTACCTTGTCAATAACCTCCTGTGACATCCCTGCCTTACCATCAATAGATTTTCTCAGGTAAGAATGTACAGACAGTTCAGCAGGGTGTTGCATTATTCAAAGTCCTCCAAGTCTACAATATT